ATACTCGCCTATCTCTGGCCGACATCGAAGCCACGATTACCAAAGGCTCCGTCTCGAAGTCTGAATAATTTTCCCACAAAATATGAGCACCACGAAACAACCCAATCCCCAAACCGCTACCGCCGCCCTTGTGGCCGCGTTGGCTGAACTCGATAACGTCAAAGCAAACAAGATAAACCCAGCCTTCAAGGCTCGCTATGTCTCTCTCGATGCTCTCCTCGACGCTATCAAGCCAGTACTCCTCGACCACGACCTCGCTCTGATCCAAACGCTCGTGAGCGCTGAAGGTAAGGTAGGCGTCTCAACCGCCTTTCTGCATATCTCTGGCGAGCGCTTCGAGTTCGGTACGCTTCTGGTTAAGTCTGAAGGCCTCTCCGCCCAGCAAATCGGCGGAGCCATCACCTACATCCGCCGCCAGTCTATCCAGACGGCTTGCGGTATCTCCGTAGACCTCGACGACGATGGTGCTGTGGCCTCTGGCTTCCGTCCTGCGACCGCTTCAGTCCCGACCCCTGCTCCGACCTCTTACACCCCTCGCCCCCTCACCAAATGAACCCCCAGGACATCTTTAACTTTATCCAGCAGGACAATCAGCTGCGGACTGCCCAGGCTAAACTCGATGAGGCCTATCGGGCCGGTGACTCCCTCGTAATGGCCCTGCTCACCGTGGCCGACGCTATCCCCGATAACGAAGTGGCCCAGACCATTATCCGCGCTAACATTGAGCGTTGGAAGGCCGTCACCATCAAACCTCACTCCGATGCCTGAAGGATGGCTACCCGTTAACGTGGTCGAGGCCGCGTTAGAGCAGAAGGACAAACGGATCGCTGAACTCGAGAACTCCAACGAGGCGATGCGGGAAGCCGGTGACGCCCTTTGGTACTGCGTCCGGCACGCCCCTTCCGTCAACCCCGCTGAACTTATGGAGGCTATTGCTGACTGGCAAGAGATGCGTCGCAATGGCTGAACTACCTAAAGGCGTTGAACGGATGGCTTGGACACTGAAGGGACAGTACGCCCTGCTTATCCTTTTAGACGGCTATCCCTATTGTGAGTTTACTTGTGCCAAGTCTTCGCACTTCACCGTCGAGCTCGAGTCTTGGAAGCGCCGCATCTACCCGACCTTAATTAAATCAGTAGTCCGTTACTTCACGCTCGCCCCCACGGGAGAGATAAAGGAACTTACCTTTAAGAAATGACCAACCGCGACAACATCAGCCGTCTGTATAACGTGGCCGCATCGGCTATTCTCACCCTGCCGGGTCAACGCGACTCCTCGTGCCGACTCGATGCCGATGTGAAGACCCTCGAGAAACTTTCCGACGCCGTCTCGATGGAGATTAACTCTATCGACCCCGAGCGTATCGCCGAGGCCTTCGACATCAAAGGCCTGCACGACCGCTTGCACACCGTCCTCGTTCAGCTGCGGGCCATCCGCCACGCACTCGATTCCGCCGAGGCTCGTGCTGAAGACGCCATTACCGCTATCCGCCTGATCAGTGCTTCCGTCGAGGAAGTTACGCCAGGAGATGAAGACCTCTAAACTTTCCCACTAATACCAACACACCGAAACCCAATGCCTATCCCAATCCCGTCCCGTATGGTCTATGATGCCTGTGTAGCGCTGAACTTCAGCGGTACGAAAGAACTGCTTAAGTCTCCGGCTCATTATCAAGCCTATCTCAACCGAGACCGCGATGAGACCAAAGCCCTCCGCGTAGGCAAGTATGTCCACGCCCTTGTGCTCGAGCCCGAAGTAGCCGTTTCCAACTTTGCGGTAATCCCCGAAGGCATCGATCGTCGCACTAAAGACGGTAAGGCCGCCTACTCCGCTTTTGAGGCGGAGGCCGTTGGTAAGACTATCCTAACTCTCGAAGAGGCCACGACGAGTGAACGCGTCTCGCGTACGATGCTCAGTATCAAGAACCGCCTAGGCGTCTCTTTCGAGTTTACCGAGTTTATGTTCACTAGCATTATCAATGGCGTCCCAGTGAAGTGCGCCGTCGACGCGATCGGTTCAGACGGCTACCTCTACGACCTCAAGACCTCCGAGGACGCCTCCCCTCGTGGCTTTCTAAAGTCTATCTACGCCTACCGCTACGACCTCCAGGCTCACATCTACCGTTCTACCTTTGAATCGGCCTTCTCTAAGCGACTCCGAGGCTTCCGTTTCATCGTGGCCGAGAAGGACGTTGACGCCGGTGCAGTCTACGAAATTGGTCCAGACCTTAATACGCGTGCCATCTGCGACTGGGAAGCAGCGCTTAAGACCTATAAGCAGTGCTCCGAGGCTAACGACTGGCCGGGCTACTCTGAGGAGATCCAAGTCATCGACTCAAACAAGGCCGCCACCACCGCTACCCAAATCAACTTCGCATAATCCTATGAACCCGCAAAACTACGAACGCCCGCCCCTAAAATCTATCACGGTCTCCGGCACCTACAAACTGAAGCTGATTAAGCCCAAATTTGAAAAGGTGAAGCAGTACGAAGACGGAACGACCTCCGCCCGCCTCTTCTTTATGGACGATGCAGGAAACTGCCTGTCGAAGTCCTATGGTACGAAGTACGGTAAGTCTCTCGCTATGCTCGTCGGTAAGTTCTCCGGCAAGTACGCTAAAGAGATTCGCCTCGATGCCACCCCTGCCGAGTTCATCGAGTACGTCACCCCTGCCTGCGGTGCGACTTGCCTCGTCGGCGTGGAAGTCACTCCTGGCGAAATCTGGAACGAGAAACAGCAGTATAAGTATAAACTCAACTTCCCCAAGGGCACCATCAAGCCTACCGTGGAAGATGCGTCCTCCTCCGAAGCACCGCCCTTCTAACCCTATGACCATCACTAAGCGCCGCGGTGGCCTTAAACTCAACCCCTGTCCGCCTTACCGCGATGCCTTTGACGCCAATCTCCTGCCTCTCATTGAGCGTAGGAAATTGGCCGTGGCTATTCTGATCCAAGTGCTCAAGGGCTCTAACGATAAGTTCACCAAGCCCCGAGCCATCCGCAAGGCCTGCAACATCACAGGCCGTCAGTTCCGTAAGGCTCACCGCGAAGCCAAAGCTACACTCTAATGACCGACGAGCTGCCCCCAATGTCAGCCCCTACCCTTGTCCTTATTTCCGGCTTCGCACGCGCTGGAAAGGACACCCTTGCGACTGGCATCCTTGAATGGGCCAAGCGACCCGCGTCGAAGATTAACTTCGCTGACGTGCTTAAGGAGGCTGGTAATCACTACCTCGATTATCTGCAAATCCAAGGGGACTTCTTTAACGAGCAATTCAAATGCGAGCACCGTGACTTTCTCGTCGCGGCTGGCCGATTAGCTCGCTCACTTGACAAGGACATTTTTGCCAAGCACCTAGCAAATTTCGTCCCCTGTATGCCCGGCCCAGACGAGCAAGCCAACGAGACAGTCGTTTGCTCTGACTGGCGCTACGAGAATGAGCTGCGGACCTGCCAAGACATCCTTTGGCCCCTAGGCTGGAAGGTTCGCACCGTCTATATCTCGACCGCTGGTGTCGGCCCCGCCAATGACGAAGAGGCCGATTCCATTTTAGCCATCCGGGCAGGACATTCCTTCGACCAGGAGTATATCTTTAAGCCCGACGATCGTAACGCCATTATGACCGAGGGTCGTAACCTCGCACGCCAATGGAGACTCTAAACCCTGAGCAAGTGGCGTGGGCTCGTTCGGTCGGCCTTTCACCCGATCGTGCGGCCTTTCTCGCCTCGTGCCCGAAGTACACTAAATGCGGTGCCCATATGAAGCACGCCCGCGTCGAACTCCCAGCGCCAAATAAGTATCTGATGAAGTCGGGCCGTAAGTATTACTTTCGCGTTCACTCACTCGCCGGCAAGTCTACGATTATTCCTCTCGGTTATGATTTAGATGCCGCCCGCCTCAAGCGTGACGCTCTACTGGCCGAATTAAAGGCCAAGAAAGCCTCTTACTCCAATGTCTAACCCAATTCGCTTCGTAGCCTTCGGTGACAATCACGGAGATATGGCAGACCCCGAAGCCGTCGACGCCCTTTGCGAGTTTATCAAAGACTACAAGCCCACCGTGCGCGTGCACCTAGGGGACTGCTTTGACTTTCGCTCCCTTCGACGCGGTGCGGGTAACGACGCTGAAGGTGCCGAGTCTCTCCTGGCTGACCTCGAGGCCGGCGAAGAGTTCCTCAAACGTACAAAGCCGACCGTCTACCTTTGGGGTAATCACGAGCACCGTGCAGAGAACTTAATGCACAGTTCCGGGTCTGCCCTAGTCCGTGACTACTGCGCTGACCTTCGAGAACGCGTCAATCGCTCGGCCAAAGCAGCTGGAGCCAAGACCATCCTGCCCTATCACGCCGAGAAGGGTGTTTATCGTCTTGGCCCTGTCGCTTTCGTGCACGGATATGCCCACGGCATCAACGCCACGCCCGAGCAGGGTAAGCATTACGCAGATCGCGGCGGTGCTCTTGTCCACGGCCACACCCATACACTTAGCCAGGTTAACTTGACCAAGGCCGAGGGAGGCGCTGCATTCTCAGCTGGATGCCTTTGCCAGAAGGATGCTATGGCCTACGCGTCTCACCGGCTCGCTACCTCTCGCTGGGGTTCTGGCTTCGCGGCTGGATGGGTCGACGGCACCGACTGGAAGGTTTGGCTAGTCCACAAGGTTGGGAAGTCTTGGATTTGGCAGACCGACCTTCGCATCTATACCCCTAAGAAGCGCTGATATGGGAAACGCATCCAAAGGCAAGATGGTCTGGGGTCGCAAGAACATCGATTCAATCCTTAAGGCCGTCCTCACGGAAATCCACAAGACCGCCCAAAAGCCCGACAAGGGTTTTGAGATGACTTCTTACTGGTGCAAGCGCTGGAACCTCACCGACGCGCAAACCCTTTCCTATATCCGTAGGGCCGTTGACTCGGGAATCCTAGAGAAACGGAAGTTCCGGGTAGTCACTTGCGGCCGTCTTCAGATGATGGCCCATTACGGCCCGCCAGATAAGCCAAAGAGGAAAGCACCTTGACCGAAGGCCTGCACCGCCTCACTAACACACTTCCCAATGTCACTTCCCAACTCCGTTGACGCCGAGTCTGCACTCCTTGGCGTCCTTATACGCGACTTTAAACCGCTACCCGACGAGGTACAGCCGTCAGACTTTTTTGAGCCAAAGCATCAGGACATCGCCTCCGCTATGCTCCGATGCTATGGAGACGTTAACGAATTGACCGTCAGTAATACCCTCCGCAAGATGGGGTCTCCCGTTGAGGCTTGGTTCGTCTCTCAAATGACGTCCGCAGCTCCAACGGT